GTGGCTTAAGTGGCTGCAGACAAAGCCGAGCTCCGTGGCCTTGCGCCCATCGCTCTGGTTCAGGCCCTTGACGCACTGGCTCAAGCGGACGGTCTTGACCGTACCGAGTACGTCAATAAGGTTCTTCATGAGCATGTGGTTTCGGAAGTGCATAAGACAACTGTGCGCCAGCGGATGCTGCGTGGCAATCCTTACCTCACGGAGTCTGTCGCAGCTACCTAAGCGCGATGCCGCACTGATAAACATCAAACAAATATGAACTACACACAGCATCCTTTGTCAGCAGCGTTTCCTTCTATGATTTCTGAGGACTTCCAGAGCCTCAAGGACTCAATTAAAGTCAACGGTGTACTGAACCCCATCACTTTGTATGAAGGTCAGGTGATTGACGGATGGCACCGCTATCGTGCGGCATCCGAATTGATGATGGGTTGCCCAGAGCAGCAAATGGACTCTGGCATTGACCCAAAAGACTTTGTTCGCGCTCAGAACAAGAATCGTCGCCACCAACTACCTGCCGCACTTGCACTAGCAGAGGTTGCTATCAGCGCGTGGTATCCCGCTAACAGGCCAAATAACTCCGCACTGAGTGCGGACTTATCGACAACGAAAGTTATGGCCGAGAAGGCTGGTGTGTCTGAGCGTTCTATTGAACAAGCCAAGACCGTTCACAAAAATGCAAGTCAAGAAGTAAAGCAAGCGGTCAAGGACGGAAAGATTGGATTACCGAAGGCGGTTGCACTTTCCAAGCTTTCAGAAGCAGAGCAAGCCGCTGGTATTGAAAAGCCGCTACCCCGCAAGATTACCCCAATCCGTCCTGAGTACAGCGAAGCAGATCGTATGTCTGATCGTCTGAAAGAGGCTCATCATGCAATTGATGAGATGGCAGACGAGATAACTGCACTAAAGGATGGAATTGCTACTGAAGGCGACCTTGATGCTAAGGAGTTGGTTGAATCGCTCCGCGCAGAAATCAAGCTACTGACCATTGAACTGAATGCTATCAAGACTCAGCGTGACATCCTCCAGGAAGAAAAAAAGGAGTTGATGAGCCAGTGCAAGTATTACGAGCGCAAGTTGAAGGCTGCGTAAATGCTAAAGCTCTTTGATTATCAGTCTGGGATTATTGACTTGCTGCGCGAAGGTTTCGCAGCTGGTCATAACCCGCAGATGCTTGTAGCCCCAACTGGCGCAGGCAAGACTGAGATGGCTATTGCCCTGCTGGAAGCGGCAGCAAAGAAGGGTACACGCGCTGCAATGGTCTTAGATCGTGTTGCCTTGTGTGACCAGACATCACAACGTTTACAGAAGTATGGAATCTCTCATGGTGTGATGCAAGCCGGTCACTGGAGAAATCGCCCGTATGAGCGCATTCAAGTCTGTTCAGCACAGACTATTGAAAAGCGGGGAGAGTTTCCTGGTTTGCGTTTGCTGATAGTTGATGAAGCGCACCAGACACGAAAGCAGACTTCTGAGTTCATCAAGAAGAACCCAGACATTTTGGTTGTTGGGTTGTCTGCTACTCCTTTCACTAAGGGTTTGGGGCAGATATTCCCATATGTTGTCTCAAGCGTTACCACTCAAGAACTTGTAAACCGCAAGCGGCTTGCCCCATTGAAAGTATTTGTCGCCAAGGAAATCGACATGGTTGGCGCACTGAAGACATCTTTCGGTGAGTGGCGGGATTCGGAGGTTACTGAGCGCGGCTTGAAGATTACCGGCGATATCGTTACCGAGTGGGTGAAGAAGACTCACGAAATATTCAATAAGCCAGAGAAGACCATTGTTTTCTGTGCTGGTGTTGCTCACGGTGCCGACTTGCAAGAGAAGTTCCAGGCTGCTGGCTACAACTTCCTGTCTATTTCATATAAAGACGATGACCAGTTCAAGATTGATGCAATAGCTGAATTTTCCAAAGCCGACAGCAGCATCCAGGGCTTGATTGCTACAGACATTCTGACCAAGGGTTTTGATGTTTCTGACGTAAAGATTGGGGTTTCTGCCCGTCCGTTCTCAAAGTCGCTTTCTTCCCATGTGCAGCAGATGGGGCGTGTGATGCGTTCCCATGAAGGCAAAGACTTTTCTCTGTGGCTCGATCACTCCGGAAACTATCTTCGTTTTCGTGAGGATTGGGATGATGTTTACGAGAACGGCGTAACGGAGTTGGATGATGGTCGTGAGAAGACAAAGAAAGAGCCAACACAAAAGGAAAAGCAAGACGCAAAGTGCCCTAAGTGTTCGCACTTGTGGCCTGGAGCTTCCGACACATGCCCATGCTGTGGTTTTGTCCGCGCGCGTAAGAACGCTGTTTTGGCTGTCGCAGGTGAGATGCACGAATTAGGACAGCAGAAGGCCCAGATTTCTGAAGACAAACAGGCATGGTTCAGCCAGTTTTTGGCTCTTGCAAGAGTAATGGACTACAAGCCAGGTTGGGCCTATTACCAGTTCATTGATAAGTTTGGTCACGACCCAAAGAACCTAAAGTATGTAGACGCAGCGCCGACTATTGAAGTCCATAAGTGGGTAACAAAGAACGCAAAGGCTAGAGCAAAGATGAGGAAGGCTGCATGAACTTCCTAGACTTCTGCCGCGCTCATGGCATCATCATCGACTCACTACCTCCGGTTGGTCGTTGGGTTCGTCTGAAGACAACCGACAAGCCAATGCATCGCAACGGTGCCGTGAAGTTTATGGGTACACATGGGCACGTTCAGAATTGGGGAACGATGCTTGAGGTCAATGCATGGAAGAACGATTCTGATTCTCCGATTGCCCATCAAGAGATTCAACAGGCCGCAAATCAGGCCCACGCCGAGACGCTGAAATTAAACGCTCAGGCAGCATTAAAAGCCAAATCAATACTAGCTGCTTGCCGCACTCAGAAACACGCCTACATCGAGTCTAAGGGCTTTGCTGATGAGGTGGTGAACGTCTACAAGACAGAAGACGGGCCTGTAGCTGTTATCCCCATGCGGATTGGTGGCGAGTTGGTTGGGCTGCAACTTATTTCTGAAGACGGTACAAAGAAATTCATTTACGGACAGCGCTCTGGCGGAGCTCAGTTTGTCTTTGACAACCACGGACAGCACATCTTCTGCGAAGGCTACGCAACAGCTTTGTCTGTACGTCATGCCATGAAAGCCCTGAAGAAGGCATACACGATTCACGTTTGCTTTTCAGCAATCAACATGGTTAAGGTGGCTTCCCGCTATGAAAACGGTTTTGTTATTGCTGACAACGACAAGTCACTTACTGGAGAGCGTGTAGCACGTGAGATTGGCTTTCCTTACTGGATAAGTCAGACCGTAGGGTTTGATTTCAATGATGAACATCAACGCCTGGGACTGTTCTCGGTTAGTCAGTCCCTGCTCAAGTCAATAAGAAGGGTGAAGGTCTAGACCCGCCTGCCGCCGAGCGTATCGAGCAATGCCCTAAATGGGGCCACACGGCAAAAACATAGGCACTCCACTGCCGGAGATAAAAGCCTCGCAGCCTTCGTTGGGGACTGCACAAGTGATGGGTACAAGTGCTGAAACAAGCCCATCTCGATTGAACAACGCCGCCAAGCGGAGTAACTGGCCTTTTCGCAAAAGTGGCGATTTGGTGGGTTCAAGGAGGGTAGAGCAGGGGAAACCCTGGTCTATCAGCCTTGGATGGCCTTGTTTGATTGAAATTGGAGTGCTATATAAATGATAGCAAAAGTAAGCAGCGATAGGGAAATTCTGGAAAGGGCTGAAGCAAGGGTGCTTGCCCATAACTTCAAAGACAAGGCTTGGCTTGAAGACGCATTGAAGGTATCGGATAGGTACTACGGCGAATCGAGTAAAGAGCGAATAAAGAAATACATGCGGAATATTTGGAAAGAGGAGATGTGCAAGTGACACGTTATGCATTCAGGGTAGATGCGAACCAGACACGGATTATTTCTGCGCTCAAAGCGTCTGGTGCGATGGTCAAGGTTATCGGTAAGCCGGTGGATTTGCTTGTTTCTGATGGCCGAGACTTTGCGCTTTTCGAGGTGAAGGATGGAGACAAAGTAGAGAGTGCTCAGAAGCTGACCAAGGCACAGATTGAGTTTTTCAAAGAGTTTGGCGGTTGCTCATTGTTCAAGGTGAGCAATTCAGATCAGGCAGTAGAAATTTTTAACACATGGAGAAACAGATGAAAACGTCGTACCAAGGCGAAGTCCAGTTAGCTGGCTGGTCAGAGACTCACACAGGAGGCTGCAAGGTGACTATCTGGCTTCCATCTGCTGAAGACCTTGAGCCATTCAAGGAACTGACAGCACGTAAGGGCAATACAGCAGGGCACCGTTTCATGGCGGCATTTGTTGAGATTGGCAACGATGAACTTCCAGTGAAAGAAAGTTCATGATGGACCCGTTCAATCTACCCCGATATGCGTATGACCCAGCGGTGTGTGGACTACATCCAGACCCAGTGCCTGCAGGATACCTTTGTAAGGATTGCCGATCACTTCGGCGGTCAATAGCATGACACACAAGAATGGTTGCTACAACCGCGCACCATTCCCCGCACTAATCCCTATTCCTACGACTTACCGGATTTCAATCGAGGGTCATCAGGTCAATGCGGAAGCTGATGAGATGGTCCCATATCCGTTTGCAACTCAGTGTCAGTACCAGGCCAATGACAAGTACGCAGACCGTGGCTGTGTCGGGTGTGTACACAAGGAGGCTACATGCTGAAAAAAGGCCAGCTAGTCAAGTTCTCCCGCCCTGTTTCAACCATGAAAACGGTTCTTGAAGCAATCGAGCAAGGGCACTGCTACCGGCATATCCTGATCGTTGAAACATCACTTAACGAGAACCAAGTCAGGTCAGCAATCTGGAACTTAGCTTTCATTGGTGCAATCAAGCGGACAACAGACGATCAAGGCCGCACAAAGTACGTCACCGCGGGGGAGTGGACTGAGGATATAGCGCCATGTCTTTTAGGAGTGAACAGCATCTTCAACGTCGGGACTAATCCCTTTACCAAAAAGTAGCATAGATCAATGAGTGATTCAGATAGGCTGAGTCACGCCCTAAGGAATCACATGGCAACGAAAAAATCCCCCAAGAAACCAGTCGATAAGTGCCCGCCTAAGCCTGGCAAGAAGTGTTAACCCGCCATCACTCTGAATCGCACAGAGTCCACCTCGGGAAATAGGTGGATTTACCCCTTGGGCTAGTCACTGAGCCTTTTGCGAAACAGTGAGAAGGGCAACAGCGCAGCCAATAGGCCAAGTCCCAATGCGCTCTTACGAATAATCCTCTAAGGAACTCGGCAATGGCAAACGTACCATCTACCGCCTATAAGAAAGGCGAGAAAAGACCCGCCCAAGGTCGCCCTAAAGGTGTTTTAAATAAGAATAACCAAGCCATCAGAGACATGATTGCAGAGGCTTTGCATAAAGTGGGTGGGGTGAAGTACCTTGCCGAGCGTGCAAACGATCCTAAGACCGCTAGTGCCTTTCTATCCTTGGTAGGTAAGGTAATGCCGATTCAAGTAGCTGGCCCCGATGGAGGCGCAATCCAGACAGTGACCCGCATCGAGCTAGTAGCTCTCAAATGAGCAAGCCCCATATTTTTCGCATTGCTGAGGACTATTGGGAGTGCCACGCTAGATGTGGTATGACAGTGCGCATTGGTTCTGGATCAACTCCACATGAGGCATGGCTGTATTGCGTTTGGGGGGACCAATGGCGCAGATAGCATTACCAGAAGTCCTAATCCCCGTATTTGAAGGCAGGGCAGACGTAAGAGGAGCTTGGGGTGGCAGGGGTAGTGGAAAGACCCGCAGCTTCGCAAAGATGGCTGCAGTACAGGGCTACATCCACGGCAAAGCAGGAACTAGCGGCATCATCCTTTGCGCTCGGCAGTTCATGAACAGTTTGGAAGACTCCAGCCTGGAAGAAGTGAAGCGTGCCATCGAGGATGAGCCTTGGCTGAAGGCTTATTACGACATTGGCGAGAAGTACATCAAGAGTCATGATGGGCGCATCAACTTCACCTTTGCCGGTCTGGACAGAAACATCGCATCGATCAAGTCAAAGGGGCGATTACTTCTGTGCTGGGTGGATGAGGCTGAGCCTGTTACAGACGAAGCATGGTTGACTCTGATACCAACGTTGCGTGAAGAAGGTTCAGAATGGAACGCGGAACTGTGGGTGACTTGGAACCCAAAGCGCAAGAAAGCAGCAGTTGAAAAGCGTTTCAGGTTTTCTACAAACCCGCTGCACAAGATCGTTGCTTGTAATTGGCGCGACAACCCGCGATTCCCTGCTAAGCTGGAACGTGACCGGCAGGATGACTTGCAGCAGCGCCCTGAGCAGTACCCGCACATTTGGGAAGGTGAGTACGCCAGCATTGTGGAGGGTGCCTACTTCGCATCGAGCATCATCCAGGCTAAAGCAGATGGTCGCATAAGCAGGGTTGGCCCCGATCCTTTGATGACCTACCGCGCCTTCTGCGACATTGGCGGAACAGGATCAAGGGCTGATGCATTCACGATGTGGGTGGCTCAGTTCATTGGCAAAGAGGGTCGAGTGCTGAAGTACTACGAAGCAGTCGGGCAACCTGCGGCCGCGCACATGGAATGGCTGAGAACCAACGGCTACACCGGGTCGAACACAACCATCTGGCTACCTCATGATGGCGACACCCAGGATAAGGTATTTGACGTTTCCTATCGGAAAGCCTTCGAGTCGGCTGACTACGCTGTAGAAGTTGTGCCGAACCAGGGCCGAGGTGCATCCATGATGCGGGTCAGGTCGTTACAGCGCGTATTTCCTTCGTTGTGGTTCGACAAGGATGGAACGGAGTCAGGACTAGAGGCATTGGGCTGGTATCACGAAAAGCGAGACTTGGAGCGTGGCATCGGGCTAGGCCCTGACCATGATTGGTCAAGCCATGGTGCTGATAGCGCAGGATTGATGGCTATCGTGTTTGAGTCTATAGGTTCTGATCGACCGGCAGCGCAGCCCATCAAGTACAAGCAATCGCGGTACATTGCCTAGCCTTTACCACTTTACACAATCGGCCTATTAAAACTGGTTCGCCTGCGCGATAAGTTATGGCTAAAAAACTCGATGATGAAGACCTGCTAGACATTCTCCAGATGAAGGAGACGTCCGCTGCCCACTATATTCATGGAACGTTGGGTACACAAAGAGAGACAGCCCTAAGAGAATATTTTAGGATGCCTTACGGCACAGAGGAGGAGGGATGGTCTTCCATAGTATCATCCGACGGTCAGGACTCTATTGAGTGGATTCTCGCAGCCATCATGAAGGTGTTCGCCAGCACCGACAAAGCAGTCCAGTTTGAGCCTTCTACCCAAGCAGACGTAAATCCAGCAGAGCAGGCAACAGACGCATGTAACCACGTTTTCTACAAGCAGAATAACGGGTTCCTAGTCCTATACACAGCCATCAAAGACATGCTGACCGTGCGTAATTGCGCGGTGATGTGGCGCAAAGAAACTAGCGAGGTAGTGTCATCTGTACCATTCAAGGGCGCATCTGCGGAAATGTTGGCGATGCTCTTGCAAGAAGAAGATGCCGAGATCGAACAAGCTTCACCCGCACCAATCCTAGGCCAGAATGGACAGCCTCAGATTGATCCGATGACCGGCCAGCCTTTGATGGGATACAACGGGCGAATGAAGAAGACGGAAAAGCGCACGATTGTTAAGGTCGAAGCGTTTTCCCCCGAGGATTTACTGATCGAGCGGGATTGGACTTCACCTCTGCTGGCTGAGTGCCCGTATGTTTGCAGGCTGATTCGAATCACGCTCTCAGACCTGAAAAACATGGGTTTTAAGGACGTAGAAGCCGGGGACTTGCGTTCTAGTCAGCAAGTTGGAATGAGTGCTGATGCTGCTTTCCGTTTGAACCGTATCAACCAAGCCGATTCAACTTATGTAGACCATCTAGGAGACATGGATTCAAATGACGATTCTATGGCCGAGGGCTGGTTACGCATGGAATACATCCTGGCCGACGCTGATGGCGATGGAATTGCAGAGCGCATTCAAGTCTGGCGCTTGCACGATAAGATTCTCAAGCGTGAAGTGGTTTCGCACGTTCCAATCGCTACATCGTCTCCAATCCTGAACACGCACCGCTGGGATGGAATGAGCTACATGGACGTTGTGAGCGACTTGCAACGCCTGCACACTGAGATTCTGCGTCAGACGCTGGACAACCTGAAGCTTACCAACAACCCACGAACTAAGGTACTGACGGATGCGAACTGGTCGCCTCTTGCCAATATTGATGACCTGTTGGACTCTCGACCAGGTGGTGTTATTCGCCAGCGTGACACGAACGCGATTACTGAGCAGGTAACGCCGTTTTCCGCTGCTGCTTCCATGCCCATGCTGGAGTACATCCAGGGCATGCGTGAGAACCGTACAGGCGTTTCTCGGGCATCCCAAGGGCTTGACCCTGACTCGCTGAACAATACGGCGCGCGGAAAGGCGATGGATATGTCTGCCGCGATGCAGCGTACGGAGATGGTTGTCCGCATCATTGCTGAAACGCTGGTTAAGCCTATCTTCTTGGGCATTCTCAAGACATTGACAGATGGCGGCATGGAGAAACTTGCTTTCCGTCTGCGCGATGAGTTTGTGGAGTACGACCCGAACGAATGGAGAGACCAATACTCGATGACTGTGAATGTCGGTCTTGGAACAGGCGACAAGGCACAACAAGCGGCCCATCTAACAACCATCTACCAGATGCAAATGGCTGGAATGCAGATGGGGTTGGCGACTCCAAAACATCTTTATCACACGCAGACTA